GTGTCCATATGAAACTGGAGGCGGGTGAAAAACACCTCAAGACGGAGAGCCCACTCCACAGTGTTCACACGCATCAGGATTTAGACGTATTTCCACTAGCATACGATTACCTAGATCTGTAAACAGCTGCATGGTACGCCGGTTCTCACACGGATACCGGGTCGTCGGGTGCTGGTGTTCGTCGCACTCCGCGACTATCGAGTGTGTAAATCGTTCCAACCTGAAATCTGGACGCCTACGGCTGCATCCACCATCTACCTGTCTGTCAAACACCCACGCCTCGTCCGGGAACCGCACCTTGATGGCGTCTCGCATGAGGATCTCCTTGGTCTTGTAGGCGCGCGGGATGTCCGCATCCGGGGTTAACACACAGTAGCACGCGAAACAGTGTGGACCGACCGGTATCGACGCGGTACAAACTGGTATTTACATTCTGCGCATGCTCTGTCAGGGTGACACGAAATACACTGTGATCGTTGGCGGTTGTGTTCGCAGATGGCTGACCCACCACACTCTTTACAGCCGGCTCGTTGGCGGTTGTGTTCGCAGATGGACGTACCACCACACTCTTTACAGCCGGCTCGTTGGCGGTTGTGTTCGCATTTCCCACGAACCCGTTTAGGCTTTTTCGCTTGGACAGCAATTTCAGCTTCACACTGTAAGAGTCGTTTCAACATGTGGACAACACAAAAATAAATGGTAAACTGATGCTCATTATATTGTTATATTGTTAAATATGTCACCCCGTGGGACGCATGTTATGACTGCCTTGCATGTTATGTCACTTCTACAAAACCTGGGCAATAAAGAACAGTAAAAATTACCTGTCATCCCAGGAAATCTGGTGGGTAAAACACCATTTCATTTTCTTTTCCGGTCAGTTGTAAGCACCAGCCAATGAGTAGTCTGTTTGACACCGTCCCAGGCCTTAGGGCAGCCATGAGCGCGTTCGACGACCAGTTCATTCGCCATCTGGCGGCGTCCCACGCCCACGTCAATCCGTACCCCCAGTTCCAGATTGACAGCTACAACGAGTTTGTAGAGAAGAAGCTTCCCCACATTATTAACGAGTATGCGAACGTGGAGTTTAATGCCGTGAAGAAGGGTGAACGCCACTTTATTGACTTTCACAAGGTCACCATGGGGAGGCCCTCCCACAAGGAAGCATGTGGAAAGGTTCGGGAGGTGATGCCTGACGAGTGCCGTCTGCGTAAGCTGTCATACGCCGCCAGTGTGTTTGTGGATGTGACCCACCGCCGGTACACGGTGGAGACTACAGGGTCAGATAATAAAAAGCATGGTGACATGGAGGCGGAGGATGTGGATGAGGCAGACGTGGTGCAAACAGAGGTGCTGACGCTGACAGAGACGCACTCCTATCGTGAGGTACCTCTGATGGAGCTTCCGGTGATGCTTCACTCCCGCTTCTGCCACCTGAATGTGCACCCGGTGCGCAGGGATGAGTGTGAGTACGACCAAGGCGGTTATTTTATTATTAAGGGTGTGGAGCGCATTATCCAAGTGCATGAGGACCTACGTCACAACGTTCCCTTTATTTTCCCATTTAAGCAGCCCAACAAGTTTGGGTTTCGCTGCGAGATCCGGTCGCGTCATGAGAGTAAATACCGGTCATCCAGCACCCTGTACGCGATGATCTCTACCCACAAGGGTGGCTCTCCCCCTGAGATTGTGGTCATGCTCCCATTCCTATCCAGCTTGGAGATCCCGGTGAACGTGCTGTTCCGCCTGTTGGGGTTTGACGACCACACGTTTGTGTTGCGGTGCATTCTGGGCACGGATCCAACGTCGTCTTTACTGTACCAGCCGCTGATGCGTGTGCTACAGCACACATCCAACCCAATGACGCTTGATGAAATCTACGAGTGGATCGGGACCCACGCGCAGTCCTCCCAGAAGCATGGACTGAACTCTGTGGCCAAGCGCAAGAACCATGTGGTGCACCTAATAGCCAACGAGTTGCTTCCCCAGCACGGGTGCTCCAACCAAGAGGATGTGCAGCTGAAGAAGTTTCGGCACCTGGGCATCATTGTGCGCCGCCTTCTGCAGGCCGACTACGACACCGCTCAACTGGAGAACTGGACGGGGAAGGCGTCCTCACCGGAACGTTCCCCTGAGATTGATGACCGTGACGATTTTGCCAATAAGGTGTTGACTCTGGCGGGCCCTATGCTAGCGATGCTGTTCCGCCAGCTGTTCCGTAAGTTCATCATCAAGGCACTCCGGGTATACTTGTTCAAAAACTTGGAGAACCGAAAGGAGCCGTGCCTCAACCTGAACGTGACCGAGGCTATCAAGGGCTTTCGTATCACCAGCGCAATTATGACTGCGTTTCGGGGCAACTGGAGCGCCCACCGTCAGGGTAGCCACAGCACAGCCACTCAAGTGCTCACACGTACCAACGTGTGGGCAAAGGACGCTCAGATCCGGCGGATCGCCACACAGATGTGCAAGGAGGGAAAGGCGACGGAGGTACGGCAGCTGCACCACTCGGCGTGGGGCATCATTTGCCCGTCTGAAACGCCTGAGGGTAGCAGTTGTGGGTTGGTGAAGAACCTGTCCAACTTTGCACATGTGCGGGTAGAGACGTCAATGGCGCAGCTGGAGTGGGTGTTGACCACCTGTCTGGGGGTGCGGCCCTTTGACCACAGCTCCCAAGACGCGCCTCTGGAGCAGCTTGTGTTTGTGAACGGCAACTTGATTGGCATCATTGATTCTCCAGCCCAGTTGGTGCGTGCGGCTCGGGAGAGCCGCCGCAGTATGAACCTACCCCATGACGTGTCCATGTACTTCAACAAGTACGGGGTGCATATTGATGCTGACGCTGGCAGCTGTCTTCGCCCGGTCTTTGTGGTGGAGAGACTGCCACTACTCCCACAAGTCATAGCTCAGTTGGCGGACAGTCCAGTTACGGAGATGTGGACGGTGTTGATGGAGAACGGCATCATCGAGTATGTGGACAAGCTTGAGGAGTGTGAGATGCGCGTGGCGGTGACACGGGATGAGTTAGAGTCAGACACCAACAATGTGGAGCCATACACCCACTTGGAGCTCATTCCGAGCGCGATATTGGGGCTGTGTGCCTCCCTGATCCCTTTCTCAAACCACAACCAAGCGCCCCGTAACACGTACCAGTCGGCCATGGTGAAGCAGGCCATTGCGATTGTGTGCAGTGTGTACGACCGTCGTTTTGATACACAGATGCACATCCCTCACTGCAACCAAAAGCCGGTGGTGCAGACTCTGTACGACGAGATTAGCCACTCCAACCAGCTGCCGGTGGGGACCAACGCGGTGGTGGCTATTGCATCGTACTCTGGCTACAATCAGGAGGACAGCCTGATTGTGAGCAAGAAGGCCATTGATCTCGGCATGTTCCGCTCCACCCATTACAAGGTGGAGACGGTGGAGGAGCGCAGCGCCGGGGCGGACACGGAGACGATTAAGAACCCTACCACTAACCCGAACTGTCTAGGCATGCAGAAGGCGGACTACTCAAAGCTGGACTCGGACGGAGTGGTGGCACCCGGAACCAAAGTGGGTCCTGGTGATGTGATTATTGGGAAGACCATGACATCGACCAAGCTTGACACCAAGAGCGACACTCAGGAGAGGTGTTGCAGTGTGGTTTTAAACAGCGGGGAGTACACAGTGGACAGAGTGATGATTACCACCAATAAGGATGGTAACAAGACGGTGACGGTGCGGCTGCGGGACCAGCGCCCTCCTATGGCAGCCGATAAGCTGTGTTTGACACCGGACCACGACGTGCTAACCATGAACAGGGGGTGGGTGCAGGTCGCAAATGTCAAACTGGACGACATGGTGGCATGTCTTGATCCGGTTTCCAAAGAGCTCATCTACTTGCACCCCACAACAGTGTACGCGTACGACTACGATGGTGAGGTCTACCACGTTAAGACTCGGCAGCTGGACCTTCTGGTGACACCCGAGCACCGCATGTTTATTAAGAAGCAGTCCTGTGATGCGGAGCCAGACAGCGATTTTTGTCTCCTACCTGCCGCCACACTGGGGGGTAAGTGTGTCCAGTACAAGAAGGACGCCATGAACACCGATTCAGACTTTCAGTTTGTGCTTCCTTCGATGGGGGACCAAGATGGTCGTCTTGTTGACATGGACGCGTGGATACATTTTTTCGGTCTCTGGGTTACCGGAACGCGGTGCGTTGGCACAAGCTTGATCACCATCGGCAAGACAGAGGAGGTTTTTGAGATGCTCGACCGCTTGAAGTTCACTTACCTGCGCTTGCGTGACAATAAGATTCTTATCACAGACTGGCAACTTGCTGGGTACCTTAGCCCTCTTTGTGATGACGATGCCATAAACAAATTTCTTCCGGACTGGGTTTGGGAGCTCAGCGAGCGTCAGTCGCGTGGTTTGCTGGAGAGCATGTGTGATGGTGATGGTACCAGTTACTTTACCAGCTCTGTGCAGCTTGCGGACGACATGCAGCATCTCAGTCTGCGTGCTGGCTGGTCAGCCAACAGAGTGCTTCTGATGGACATGTTAACCAGCTGGAAAGTTACGATCGTGAAGACTGAAAACAACCCGGAGGTCAACCACTCCCATGGTAAAAAGCTTGACGTGTACGAGGGAGAGGATGATGATGAGGGAATGGTACATCACAACGGGACCGTGCACTGTTTGGAAGTGCCAACAGAGGTGTTCTACGTGCGTCGAAATGGGAAGCCGGTGTGGACCGGTAATTCGAGCCGTCACGGGCAAAAGGGTACCATCGGGTTGGTGATGCCACATGAGGACATGCCGTTCTCTATGCAGACGGGTATGACACCAGACATCATCATGAGTCCCCACGCCATCCCGAGTCGCATGACGGTGGCCCACTTGATGGAGGGGCTGGCTGCAAAGACAGGACTGCTACTGGGCCGCTTTGTTGACGGCACTCCTTTCCATGATGCCACTATCGAGTCCATATCGGAGTACCTACACTCCTCTGGCTTCCAGCGCCACGCAAACGAGGTCATGATTAATGGTAAAACCGGACAGGTGATGGAGGCCCAGATCTACATGGGGGTCATCTACTACCAGCGACTGAAACACATGGTGATGGACAAGATGAGCGCCCGCACAACCGGGAAGGTCACCATGACCACGCGTCAGCCCATAGAGGGTAGGGCTCAGGGAGGTGGTTTACGCATGGGTGAGATGGAGCGCGATTCACTCATCACCTACGGCAGCGGCGCAACATTACTGGAGCGACTCTCCTCCGACTCGTTTGAAATGCCTATCTGTCGTCTATGTGGTATGATCGCTGAAAATGGGTGCGACGAGACGTTTGGGGTGACGGTACGTGGGTCCGAGCCCTACTGCCGCCCCTGTGATTCGTACGACGTGCAGGTGAAGCCGGTGCCGTATCCGTACAAACTTCTGATCCAGGAACTATACGGCATTCACGTGTCGGTGCGCCACCGGTTTGCTACCACCGACGACCAACAAAAAAAACAATCTCTTGCTGGTGCTGGTGCCGGTGGTGGTGTCTCCGGGCAAGAAGAAGAAGACGATGATGAGGAACATGATAGTGATGATGATGAGCTGCGCATGAAACTACAGCTGGAAGAAGACAGTGATGATTACGACGACTTGGAGGGAATGGAGGAGAATATGCTTGAAGAACTTGGGGAGAATGAAGAGGAGGAGGAGGAGGATGAAATTGCCCTTTAACTAAAATAAATTCTTTATTCTTTATTCTTTTTTCTTATTTTACAGCTGCCCAGCCATCATGGTCTGAAAGGCTGTTCCATACGTGGGCTGTAGAAAAGAAGTCTTCATAACAGCATTAAAGGGCTTGGCTGCCATGCTAGTCACCAACCCAGCCTTTGTGGCGTTACCGTAGCAATCGTTTAATGATGCATGCTGGCAGTTGTGTAGTTGGTTATACTCACACTTCACAATCGGATTTGTGGCACCGGTTGAGCCAGGGGTACTGCATAAACTGTCTACCCCAGTTGTGGCACATGGGATACAGAACCCATCGGCGGTCATACCGTACCCAGTGGGTGAGTTTTCAGCCACGGTCATGGGCGTCACCCCAACGGACAGACCCATAGACAGTTGTGCGCCTCGATTCCAGAACTCGGTTGTAGTAATGCCAGGCTGAACACTCATACGTTTATCTCTCTTTGTGATTTTTTGTGGTGTTGTCAAACCTTAATGTTTTCTAGTTACATTAAAAAATAAGACCGATGCACTTTGCATTGATCTCCTCAATAGAGGATTGCCACCATGAAGTATACACTTTTTGGATTTGGTACTGCACACAGCGAGGCATCAACCTCGACATTTACGTACCTGACAACGGCTGTGAGGGGTGGCCTATGTGGATAGATATGGCAACATCCAGCAGCTCCTCACCACCGGTGCACCTCTGGATGTCCGTGCATGACCTCTCACCCCTGAACGTGGTGCTTTACGACAAGCTAATTGTGAACAGCAGGACCGACGCAATCATGAAGAAGCTGAACGGTAACTTGCACCGCACCATCGTCATGGAACACGGGGTGTTGGACAAAGATGCAGCGGTCAACGCAAGACTCAGGAGCAACCCAACACTGGTGTGGGCTCGACGCACCCCGTACACTCCAGACGACAGGGCAGTGATGCCAATGCATCCATCCATGGTGTCTGTAGCACAGAAACTCCAACTACTCGCCCAACACGAGAAGTGTCGCATTATGATAATTAGCATGTACGGGTTCGATTTTGATGCGTTC